TTCACGTCTTTGTCGGCGCGGAATTTCAAAAGCGTTACTCGCATCTTGTCGAGGATGGCTTTCATGGAAGCCTTGCCGTCGATAAAGGCCTTGAATTCCTCGGGGAATGCCTGCCCGCAAATGGCATTTGCACGAACAACCATCGCTATCTCTTGCTGTTCGGCCGCGCGTTGCGCCGGATTGTATGCCCGCAACGCCACCGCCCTGTCGTTGATCGTAATGGGCTTGATGGCGCCGGCCGCCTCCATCAAATACTTAAACCGCATGAAAATCTTGGCCGGGCCCTCGTACCAAAACGGCAGGCCTGGCGTGCCTATACGGCGCTGCGACCGTGCGAGCTCGTCAAGCCACTGGCCGAGCGTCGGCGGCGTGTCGCCGGTCTGCTCGGGGTGATCGACAAAAAACAGTTTGCGCAGGTGCTTGGCCTTGTCATCGACGGCGTAGATCCCGTTTTCGGGCGAGCCTGGGTCGTAGATCCTTTTGATTGCGTCGTGTGAACCGGCGCGAATTGGATAAGCCATGCCGGGCTCGAGGCCTTGTTCGACCGCGGCAAAGCTGTCGTCGGGGTAGCTGATAGGCGGCGTCAAATTAAGCTCGATATGCTCGATTTTCTGGCCCTCGAGCTCGTCGTATTGCCGCAGTTCCGGCAGGCCTTGGAGCAAAGGCCCGAGCGCCCAGGCCCAATCGGCGGTGGCGTTAAACCGCATGACGATAAGCGGACAACAGCCCTCGCCCTTCAATTTGGCGGAATGCACCACGCGGTTTTTGACCATCGCGACGTGCTGCCATTCCTCGTCGCCAATGTTCGACCAATCGCGCCAATAGCCCCATCGCACTTCGGTTCGCTCATGCGGCTTTTGCTTGATTACGTTAAGCACGTCCTCCGGTATGCCGCCGGCGGCTTCCGGCCCTAAAAGCTTTTCGACATAGCGATTTTTCGTGTGGCGAACGATGAAACGGTCGTCGACTTCGCCCTCCGGCCCAAGGTTGATTTCCAATTCGCGAAGCGGAACGGCCAGCGCCGTGAGCGGCGCGTGCGCGGCCTTGCGGTCGATATTGAGCGCCACGGTTCCCATTGCCGCATCGGGCACAAAGGCCTTGGCGAGCTCGGGATAGAGGTTCGACGCGCGAATAGCGTCGAATATCTTTAGATCCTGCTTTCGAACATTTTCCTCGACCTGCTGCCACGCCGAATCGTCGACGAACATGCCGGCCTTGCGCTCGCACCAATTCTCGGCCTGCGGCATCATGGTATTCAGCAATTCGGTGGCGAAGTCCTGCGCGAGCTCCATGCCAATCGAGGTTTGCAAATAGCCGTCATCGTGCAGCGGCGTGGTGGCCGGCGCGGACATGGAATTGATCTGACGCGATCTAATCGGCGCTGTAAAAAAATAACCCTCGCGCATATCGAGCTCGAACGGCATTTTTTGCGAGCGACATGCTTGAAGCCGGTCGCCGGCTTCCTCGTCGAGCGGGTGGTTCAATGGGAGCGGTTTTTTTGCCATTAGACTTTGCTATTCGCCATGAGCGGCGAGCCGCCGCCGGCGCCGCTAAGTGCTGCCATCGTGCCGTAGCGCGCCATGATAGAGGCCGTGTCGCCTTTCAGTTTGTCTTGAAGGGCAACGGTTTGATCCTGCTCGGCTTGCGCCTGCTGTTGCGCCAACAACGGATCAGGCGGCGGCGGTGTGTAGCTTGGGGGTTGCAATAACCTCGCCTCCTTGGCGTAGGCACTCTCGCCAAAGCGCGTCGGGACGCAACGCACCGCCGCGAATCCCGACAAGATGCTTAATGGCCGGCACGCACCAGCCGCCAATCCGCGGCACCATGGAATTGCGCTTGACCATCGGCATTTCAATCGCCTCGGACACGCGCAGCCAATTCGCCATCAAAATCCTTGCCGACTCGCCGCGGGCGATCGTCATGGACGAGCGGTCCAGCGCCGGGTCGTAAAACAGCCACGTATTGAGCGCCGGCACGCAGCCAAAGGCCCGCACATGCTTGAATCGGCCAACGGGCAGGCGATTGAGCCAAGGCGTCGCGCAGGTTTGCGAAAAACATAGGATCCAGCGTTGCGGCTCGCCGACGCCGGGATCGAAGGTTATCACGCAACCCGCCGCATGGATTTGCGCTTGGGCGCAATGCGAACGCCGCCGCTCGCCACCTGGCGGGGAAGTCCGATCATGGAACGGCCTTCGCCCATGCCGAGCGTGAGGTATTGCGCCGCATCGCAGGGGTTCGAATAGCGGTCCTTCTTCGGCCGCAACACGCCATCTTCCTCGCGCACTAGATGGTAGCGGCCTTGCATACCCACGTTGAGCGTGCGGCACATCGGGGAAAACACGGCGCGGGGACGGCCCTGCTCGTCTAGCGTCGTCAATAGTGAAGTCACGGCGTCAATTCGCGTCGGTATCGAATTGTTCAACAGGCCGGGCGGATCGCGAACGAACATGCCCAAATTGCGGAAAATATCGAATGCGGTCCTGTCCTCGGCCTGGCCCTTGTCCTTGCCCTTCGGATCGCCCCAAAAATTGATCTTGTCTAGCGGGTGGTCGGGGTAGTGCTCGGTCAAAAATCGTTTGACCTTCGGCGCAAAGGTGATCGCGCCTTCGTTCATGCCCAATAGTTCGTATTGGAAAAACGCCCGATTGCCGATTTGCTGGCCGGCTATCATCGCCGGTTGGCGGCCGAAATCGAGGCCAACGGCCAGGGGATTGTGCTTTTGAGGCCGCAACGCCTCTCGCGCCACATGCAGTTCCTTGCGGAACATCGGAAACACCGGCGAGCCGTCGACAACCAGCACGCACACATTCCGCAGCCGGCTATCAATCCAGGCCTTCGATTTGCCGGGTATCATCTTGGAATAATAATTATCGGGCAGGTTTTGAAGGTTCTCGGCCTTCGGATTTACCGTATAGCCTATGACCTTGCCGTTGGCGTCGGTCTTTTCCAGCACGGCCGGCGGCTGATAGTAAAATCCCCAATGCGACGGCCACATAAATTCCTGCCGCTCGTCCTCGGTGAGGTTCGGCGGCAAATCAACCTGCCCCGTCATCAACGCCAACCAGCTATCCTCGTCGGGCGCGTTGGCGTCGCCAATGACGCCGTGCCATTCAGAGCCGCCATGCTCCTTGCCAGGATAACGCAAGCGCGAGCTCGACTCGTCGAAAATCGCCTTTTCGGTAAATGGCAATTCGTTGAAGGCAATTCCTGTGTATTCGGTCGATCGAAGCTTATCTACATCGTCCTCTTTCTCGAGCGCGAAAAAGTCGATCTCGAGCGAAATGTCCGAAAACCTGATCTTGTGCGTCGGCGGCTGGCCCCAATTGAACCGGCCATAGGTCCGCTCGGGGAACATTTCAAGCCACGTCCTAATCGTCGTTCGCTTCAAGTCGGGATAGGTCGCGCGCACCAATGCCCACCGCGACATGCGCAAGCCGGTAATTGTCGACACGCGCTGCTGCTGCGCGTGCCGCATAACCCGCGCGCAAAGCCCGCGCGTCTTGCCGGATCCCAACGGGCCCTGAATTACGTCCGTTTCCTTGTTCGACAGCACAAACTCGCAAATCTGCGTGCCGTCAAAAAGCCGAAACGCACCTTTGCCCTCGGGATCAAATAGCGCCACTATTGCCGCCGCCCTGGCTGAATGATCGAGCCCGGCCGCGGTTGCCGCATTTTCGTAATCGTGTCCGCCGTCAACACCGCAGCGCCCGCAATAATCTCGCCAGGATAAACACCCATCGCGCCAAACGCCGCAAAGTTGCTCGGCCCAATAACCACCACAACCCCACCCGCAACAATCTTGCCCGCCTCCGCATCAGCCAGCGCACACTTGAGCAACGTCACAAGCTCGCGGCTAACCTTCACCGAAGCCGGCATTTCAGGCGCAAGCTCAACCATCGCAACACCATTCTTGTGGTCCATTTCAATACCTCTGTTCCGTTGCAAAAATCAAAACGCCCGCAAACACCACAAGCAACACAACCGCACTCACAGCCACAAAATAATCCGGGGTCTGAAAAATTCCCGGTAAAAGTTTTTCCAGTAAAGCCACAAACGGATTGGAAGGGACGCACATGTGACGGGGTGGAGCGAGCCCGCGCGCGGCCGATTTTTCCCCCCGGCTTTCGCTAATGGACTTTTCAGATTGACGATGGCGGCATGGGTCCTGGCGTCGTCGATCGGCGCCGGGAAGGCCGATAGAATGCGGCTTTTCAGTCGTCATCCTCGCGGCGCTCCCTATCCAAGGGAGTGCTTAACACCGTGTT